ATTGTTAATAAAAAAAAAAAAGTTTATAAATAGTAAGAAAACTACAAAGTTCTTCTGTAGTGCCTTAGTTGGTTATATCTACACACAACTAGGCATAATAAGCAAAGATACAAATTGGACTAGATGCGAACCAGCATTCTTCAGTACCGATAATAAATCAATTGAATTTCTAGGTAATTATCAACTAGGTGATGAATTGCGACTAATGTAATAAGGTCTCTAAATTACGCACTGCAACTTACACATATATCATCTTCAAAATTCTGTTCGGATTGTTGTTGTATTCCCATTAAACGTTCAGCACTAATACTAACATTCTGTGCGTGGCTACGCTCCCTACTTCTCAAATAATACATTCCAGTTTTTAACCCCTTTTGCCATCCATAGAATAACATCGCATTCATCTTAGCGAAAGTAGCTTCACCAATAAATATATTCATACTCTGTGTTTGACAAGTAGCCTCACCCCTGTCTGCTGCCATATTAATAATAGCTTTTTGGGATAACTCATATACTTCCTTATACATATCTTTAATTTTTTTAGGAATATTCTGTATATTTTGAATACTACCCCGATTTTGTACGATTGTCTGCTTCATATCATCATTCCACAAATCTAATATTATTAAATCATTAATTAAATGCCTATTAATAATCTTGAATTCTCCAGCCATCGTATTTCTCTTATAAATATTACTAGTGAATGCCTCTATACATTCATTATTATTCAAAATTTGACTAGTTCCAGCAGTTGGCATATACGCAATTAACAAACTATTACGTAATCCGTGCTTCTTAATACTATCCTTTAATCTATCAAAATCCTCCCTGAGTTCTTCAGGCGGTGTAGCACCCCATAAATCATATTGAAGTTTCCCTTCATAAGTATTACTACCAACAAATGATGAATACGCACCAGCAAATTGTGATGGTAATGCCAACTCCTCCTCTATTATATGATATCTATTACGCATATTTTCCATTTCTGTTCTAATTATTACCTTTGTATCAACAGTTTGCTTACCAGATTTTCTTTTGCTAGACTTCTTAGGTTCCTCAACTGGTTTTCTTTCCTCTTGTTCCGACAAATCGGCTGGACCAGCGACATCATCATCTTTGATACCTTTTTCCAGTTTATTAAGCTCCTTTTGTAGTCTGCGATAATCGTGGATATTCTTCTTACGTTTACGGGCTAAATCCATACTAGCCTCCACAGCAGCATAATAAATATGATATGACATCTTCCTATTCAATTCACGGGCTTCTTCACTGTCAAATGCCATACGCATCATAGCAAATACATCTGCTAATCCTTGAACTCCTACGCCAATTGGTCTATGTAGCACATTGGAATACTTAGCCTCTGGAACTGGATAGAAAGTATAATCAATTACTTTATTAAGATTTCTAGTAGCAATATTAGCAATTTCCTGTAATTTGCTGAAATTAAATGTTGGTGTTAAATATTTTTCTAATTCTTGGAACCCTCCAATACGCTCTTTACCAACGAAAATCTGAGGAACTGACATAATTAAATTTTCATCATCTTCCACATCTTTATTTAAATCCTGGAAAAACTTATTTCTAGCAGTTGTATCATTTAACAATATTTCCTTATACGGAATACCTCTATGATTAAGCAAATTCTTCGAGAATACACAAAACTTACAATCATCTTTACTATAAACAGTAATTTGTTCTGTAGGATACGGATATTCTACACATTTTGGCAAAGCAATAGAAGTTAAATTACACGTAGCAGTCTCAGTCTTACTTGAATATTCCACAATTTCACTACAAAGATTACTACAATTAATAGTTCCTAGATTTTTCTGATTATTCTTCTTATTAACCGCATCCTTGAAACATATATACGGTACCCCAGTCTCAATCTGCGTAGTAACAATTGTTCTCCACAAATCTCTAGCCTGAATAGTCTTGCGACCACGTCCCTCTGCTTCATATCTCTCATATAACTCCTTGAAATCATCTCCATATGCCTCTATTAATCCAGGACATTCATCAGGACACATTAAAGTCCACTTACCATCTTCTTGGATTCTCTCCATAAATAAGTCTGGTGTCCAAATGGCATAGAATAAATCCCTAGCACGTTCAGTCTCAGCACCTATATTTCTCCTCGCAACCGCGAATTCTTCTATATCTGCATGCCAGGGTTCAATATATACAGCAAATGAACCCTTACGCTTACCAGATTGATTAACATAACGGGCTGTTTCATTAAAAACCTTAAGCATTGGTAATATACCATCGCTTTTCCCGTTTGTACCACGAATACGACTACCCTTAGCACGAACTGGTGTAATGGAAATACCAATCCCACCTGCGTATTTGCTAATATGAGCACAGTCTTTGATTGTCTTATAAATACCATCGATGCTGTCCTCGCCAATTGTTAATAGGAAGCAACTAGAACCTTGTTCGCGATTAGTTCCAAAATTATATAAAGTGGGTGATGCTGGTGTAAGATTGCCTTCTGAAAAATGTTTATACACTTTGATGGCGGATTTAATATCATCTCTATACATTGCTAATGATACACGAAGTAGCATTTGCTGGGGACGTTCAATTACACGTTCATTCTTCCTGAGTAAATAGGCACGTTCTAACGTTTTAAATCCGAAATAACTATATTCGAAATCTTTATTATAATTTATTACAGAATTGAGTTTTTCTTTATTTTTCATTACTAGGTCATAGAAATATTTAGCAAGTACAGGACAATGCTTACCAGAACTATCATTATTATCCCATAATATCTGGACTGTTTCCGAAAATGACGGAGATGTATTCTTATGATGATTACTAATCGCAATTCGACTTGCTAATATTCCATAATCAGGGTGAGTTGTCGTTTTTTCAGCACAAATACGTGCTGCTAATTCATCTAATTCACGAGTTTCGATGCCATCACAAATATTAAGAATTACTTGTTGGGCTAATGCTGTTGTACTAACGTTATGTAATTCAGGTTTCATATTTGCTAAGGTTCTCATTCGGTTCTGGCATTTGCCAAAATCGACTTCTTCTAAACTTCCATCACGCTTACGCACATATGGAACGGTTTTATCCGTTTGAAATAGTGTTGTATCCATTGTAGTAGCCATATTGTCGCACTCTTGTAGTGGTAATGTTTCTGATATGCTCATTAAATATTAAATATATGCTAATAATTTTAATTCGTTAAATTAAATATTCAGACTTGAAATAAATGTGATATAATTTTTATCGAAATCAATTTTTATATATTTTTAATTAATATTTTTTTATTTTTCTTGATTTGTTTGGATTTTTCTTAATATCATTCATTTTGATAATCTATGTTTTTTCGAAAAAATGAAAAAAAAATGGAATTGGAATTAAATTAGAATTGAACTAGAATTTAAAATTTTTAATTATTCCGACATACATATTTTTTTTATTAAAAAAACTTCTATCCACTTATAAGTTAAATTATGTTTCGCAAGTGTGTGTCCAGTTGATACTCCTAACTTACATAATTTACAATCATCAGCATTAGTAATTGTTGCTAATGATAGTAGAAATGGTATTAGTTTTAATAAAAAAAAAGTCATATTTGCGGGTTAATTTGATGTATTAGTAATCAATAATAAATAGTCTTTATGATGTAAAAAAAAAAATTTTTTTTTTGTTTTTTTTTGGCGTACCGACAATAGCGGATTTAACCTATTTTAACAAATGTGGGATAATATAACCACCATATAGGGACACACATACTTGAAATATGTACATTGTGTGCTTTGTGTGTGTGTGTGGGGGACACGTGTGTGCAATATGTATTCTATGGGGAGAACACGTTGCGGTATTCACACGAGGGGGGTGCTTCAGAAGGGACACCCCCCTCCAGTGCCACTGGCAACCCTGGCGGCAGCATCTTCGCCAGTGTTGGCGTCGGCTGTGCGATTTGCCATAGCAGCGTATGCTTCGAGGACTTCCTGCTGTGGGACACTTGGTGTGTCTTTAGCACCACCGTTGAGATTGTTCATCTCTTCCGTGAATGCATCCAGGAAGTCGGACACCAAAATGGTGTACTGGAACACCGCATCAGCTCCCCCAAGTTGATTGAGGGCTGCGATGATTAGGTCGCATTTCTCCTTCATTGAATTAGCACGTCGGAGTGCCACATTATTCACGCTGACGGACAAAGATGTGAGGCAACTTCCAAGTTTAACGCGGGAAATCTTGTCAGCAGTCTTCAAGATCCAACTCAGGAAGGTTTTCAGCATCTCTCCTGCTTCCTGGGTGTAAACGTTGCCGAGCAATCCGAAAAATTTCGGGATTATTCGCAAGGCAATACTCGTCAAGTTGCCGACGTGCTCGAATTTAGCACTATCTATGCTATAGAGAGTGCCAAGATCGATCGTCAAGTGTGCTTTCCTGCGCAGGTCTTTATACATCTCCATCTGCTTTTTCAAAGCGTCGATTTCTTGTTCAAGTTTTAGAGAAAAGGCACTGACTTCGCCGTGAATCCGATCAGTCTCGTTATCAACATCACCATCGATTAATTCGAAGTCATCGTCATCAGTCAGCTCAGAAGCAGCGAATGTGGAGTTCAAGACAGAAAGTTTCTGTTCTACCTTGATCTTCGCGATCTGCTTCAAAATCATGATGACGAGGGTGTCCCTCTTTTCGTGAAGTCGCTCCGAGATGTTTTCGTTAGCCATGTCAAAGAGGTTTCCAGCTGTTTCGATGAGTTGTTCAGCATCCTGAACCTTTTGTTCAACTGTAGCAGATGAGTGTATCAGTGAACGGAACTTTGCTTCGGTCGTGACCAAAGCTGCCAGGCAGTTGCCCTCATCGAAAGGACGCTCAACGCCTGTGGACATGGTTGCCAGAGAGGCAACAACATTTTGTCCATGTGCAGGGGCGATGGTAGATCCAGTGTCAGACACACTGCTTACAGAGTCATCATCATCATCGTCGTCGAGACTGTGCTGAGAAGCACGGTCATCGTCATTGAAGTTGGACTCCGCAGCGGCGGCAGCGGCTCCAACGTCAACGGAGGACATCCGCCCAATGAGGGTCGTCTTACCAGCTTTCAAGCCAGAAACAGCACCGGCATAAGAGTTTCCTCCACGTCCAGCGGCGATGGTAATCACGGACGGGGCAGCCATGGTGATTGCTTCAAACTGTACGTATACAATTCAAAACAAGGGGGTCTCTGGCAAGGAACTGGAAAGCTTCAAGTTAGAAAAGACAGGTGGGGGGCTTGTCAGGGTTGGAAAATACAAGAGATGTATCGCGTCAGGTTTGCCAAGTAAAATATCATACAAATAATAATAAATTTCAATTTCTGTTAAAAATGCTAAAATTGCCAAAAAACTAAATTAAGCGTGGAGTGGGTAAAATACAGCACCAGTCTCGTTATGGGCGGAACCCTCTAGCATAGCACAACCAGCAACTGGGGGTCCGTACATAGTAGTATTTACTGGCTTACCATCAACAGCATACTTACAACCAACAAAATCGTAATTACGCTCACAATTACCGACTGGTTGGGAATCGGCACTTAGATTAGCAAAACCTTCAACCTCAGCTTCAACCTCGGCATCAACTACTGGAACACCACCACGAATAAAGTTTTCACGCTTTTCTTCGTGTCTATTACCACAATCAAAACCTTCTTCTGATTTATATTGAACACTAAGAAGTAATACAGCGAATAGTAGGACAATGCCAACGTGTAAATCAAGATAAGTGGTGAGACCGACAATAGTAATTAAGACTAATAGATTAGTGTTGTCGTTGTATAGAGAACGCATCATACTATCGCTTACTAGAGCATTTTGGGATTGTAGGATTACTGCTACAATGATTACAGCAATAACGATATAACAATTATTCTGATGGAACATATTTTTTATATTAATTATTGATTATAAACGAATGTCTTTTTATTATAATATGATAATATATTTTATCGATAATAATTGTAATGATGAATGACGATAATACAAAAGAAGAAAAAACCCCCACATTTTTTGATATATTAAAATGGGAATTATCTGTAATTCAACAAAAAATATCAGAACATCGCAATATTGTATTTTGGGGTCTAGTAATATTTATCCTATTCATATTTGTTGATGCTAATAGCACACTCAGAATGACTTGCAAACCTTTCCTCCAGAGTGGTGGTGATGACCCAGTCCCAGCAGCCCCAGCCCCAGTATCCAACACAACACCTAGTGATAATAGCAAAGGTAGTGGTAATAATAAAAATGGAGAACAGGGAAATAATAATAATAATAATAATATGGATAATGATACAGGTGATAATAAAAAGAAAGATAAGAAAGATAAGAAAGAGTCCAAAGATGATAAACTATCATTGAAGGAAAAGAGACAAAGAGATATTGACAAAGCATTTGGTCCAAGTGGTTTTTTCAATAAAATTAAGTTTCATTTAATGGCAGGTTTAACAGCAATTGGAATTGTTTTATTAGCAGTAGGAGTGGTATTAATTCCAATTATATTGTATGCTGTAGTATTATTTACTACTATGAAAACTAATATGTCTGGAATTGTTAAAAAATTATAATTAAATAGTAATGAACTGAAATATAATTTTATTAAAAATGGAAACCCAAGAATATGATAAAAATCAAGAACTAATACTTTTTGGCATTGATTTTACAAAAGAGAAAAACTATATGTTCGAACACTGGCGACTAATAGTAATTATCTCACTCACTACACTAATACTATTACTAGCAACTATGCCAGAAACTGAGAGTAATGCTGTATATCAACAAATCGGTGGTAGTAATAATAATTCGCAATCTGATATGGGTAATAATATGATGGGAAACGATGGAAGTAAGGGAAAAGGCAAGGGTATCACTGAAAAATTTTTAGGCAAATTAAGAAAAAATCAAGGTGATTTTAAAACAATGGGGAAAAACGCTTTAAGTAGTGCTGGTGAAACTGCAAAACAAGCAGGTCAAGCAGGTATCGCAGCAGCACAAACAGGTATGATTAGATTAGCAGGAATTATATTTTCAATAGCAACAACGCTATTCTTCCTGATTGTTTTTATGCCAATCACAGCATTATTCTTTATAATATTTATATCAATCGCATTATTGAAGCCTAAGATAGTTTATATGAAAAGTTTGTAATTAAATTTTAGCAGGTGAATATTCCACAGCATTCTTATACATTTTTTCTATTTCTTCTTTTTCATTAATACCAAAATACTTATTATAGATTGCCAATATAGCTTCTTGGTCTAAATCATCTTTACCAAGGAAGTCCATTTTATCCTGAACTTCACGTAATATTTGTTCTCTAGTCATCTTATCATCAAATCTTTTACCAAATTGTTTGCGGATTTCCACTAGCATTTTCTTACGTTCTACCTCATTAAGTTCTTTTGTTTTATCATCCGATGTAATTTCTCCCTGGAATAATTCTATAACTTTTCCCTGGAATAATTCTATTAATCTAGTATAACGTTTATCCCATAGGAAAATGAAATAGAATTGAACTGCGAATAGTATATAATTTAATATAGCACCATATTTATCAAATTGATATCTATATCCAATCCAAATTAGCATAAGTGCTTGTGTAATGAAATGTGAGAATACTAGTTTAAATATTCGTGAAATTTTACCACTAGTAATTGCTAAGAATAATAGGACAAATTTTACAACATTAAATGTTAATAATGCTATAATTCCATATTCACTATTAAAAAAATTTTTTATACTTTTAAATAAATTCATCTTTTTTGTCTCAACTTATTATAATAAAAGAAATATGTCATCATATTGTTCGATTGAAGAATCTTGTAATGTTCTATTACCAAATGGCGGTGGTTTATCAGATGGAATGGCACCAATTCGTTCTAGAAAGCCTTCCCATAATAACAAAAAACGCACCAATAAAGATAAAGTCCCAACTCCATACCATTTCAACGCAAATCAATCCTATTGCTCTTTTGGTATAGAAGATGATAATAACCAAGTAATGAGTGGTCTAGTTAATCCTGTTCCAACTAATCCTTCATATTATAACGAAAATGTGATTGATGATGAATATCGCACCCAACAACAACTAGGAAAACACACTGGTCATCAACCAAGAGAATATTCTGAATTTAAAGCAGATGATATTAAGGAAACTCACTCTGATGTTTCTCCAAACAATTCCAATAATACATCATCAAGGAATAATAATAATAATAATAATAATAATAATAATAATAATAATAAAGCACTCAGTGATATTCTTAAAAGGTTAGATAGGTTGGAAACACGTATGAACCAAATGCAAAGTCCAAAAGGGAAGTCTAACATTCATGATATTATTTTGTATATTATCATTGGTGTATTCATTTTATTTATACTTGATAGTATGTTTAAAATTGGAAAATTAACATCTAATTAAAAAAATCTCTAGTGCGATTTGCCATATTCCGTAAGTCTTGTGAATGATATGTATTATTTCCTCTATTTGTTGTTATTATTTTATAATTATTCGCATCATAAATATCGTCCCTGTCTCTAGAAATATTATTACTAGCACTATAACTATTAGAACTATTACTACTTTCGCCAGGTATTTCACGCCAATCAATATAAATGTTATTAGGATATACATATTGTGTTTTACAACCTTTCTTTTGTAATTCAGCGATAATGTATTGAATACACCCTTCTACATCATATAAAGGAACTCCATAAGTCCAAGGTGGTATTTCGTAATAACAGAAACATTCTTGTGTTGTTTTTGCTTTTTCATTTACACTTTTAATTCTGCTAATACATCTTTCTAACATTTGTTGATAAGAGACTTTCTTACGTTCTTCCCTTTGTTGTCTTTCTCTATGTAATTGATTTAGGCTTAACATTTCCGTTATTATTTGGATAGAAATTCAATTACTAAAAAAATACTAAAAACTAAAAACTAAAAAAATAATTGTGTAATATTATAGCATTAAAATAAATATCACTATATAATAAATCGATATGTGGAAAACAAAGCAATTTCAAAAACAAAACTGTTCTGGTGTTCTTACTAACGAAGGTGATGATGTAATCTTAGTAGAAGGACAACTCAGAAACGGACCTACTAACGCAAAAGTATCATACTGGGCTTCTGCTCCAGCTACACGTGGAACTTCCTATTACGGTAGCGGACACCCCTTCGCCAACCCAGAAATGGCATATGAGAATACCCCAAATAAAGGCATTGTTAATACAGAGAATGGACGATTCAGTTTCCGTATTAATCACCCTAATGCTTATTATGTCCGTCTAGGTTCAGTATATGTTCCACCTCATCTTCATATTAGAGTATGTGATGATAAGGAGAATTGTGCCGAATATTTCACAGTTCAAGTATCAGATGGTATCGCATACCGCACACTCACACACCCCTCTCCACCTAGCCAGAAACCACGTGCTGGACCAATGTTTTATAAAGAACCTGAAAGGGAAGTACGATCGCAGGATACTATCCTATTTCAGAGTGCTTATCCAGGTACAATGGGTATGCCTGATAATTTCTGGGGTGATAAACCACCTAAATAAACTAGGAAACTTATTTTCATTTTCATTTATATTTTCATTTCCATATTTTACACACATTTTAACAGTTTAAAGATACATATTGATATTTAACTTTATGATATATTGTAAAGTGTTGAGAGAAATATGTTAAGGATATTGTTTTTTTACACAGAATGGTGTGAACCGTGTAAGCCTGTTTTAGAGATATTGAATGATATTAATAATAACTATAAAATAGATTTAGAATTGATAGATGGTGAAATGATGCCAGATGTTGCAGATAAGTATAATGTTAATGCGTATCCAACAGTAATAGTATTAAAGTCTGATAAGAAAGTTAAAAGTATATGTGGATATAGAAATCCTGAAGTATATTATAATTTAGTAGAAGTTGAAACATAGTATAATTTTTCAATTTAGCATTTTATCATTAATGTTTATAAAATATACATTTTAGAATTAGAATTATTATAAATTATTATAAATTATTATAAATTAGAATTTGTAGTTAAATGTAATATGTCAGTGTCATCATTACATAAGGTTTGTGTTATATGTTGTGATGAAACTAAAAACCTCTTATTTAAAATTTGTAGATGTACTAGATGTTTTTTATGCAAGTCTTGTATTGATATATTAAACAGGAATGGTACCAAAAAATGTCCAGTATGTAGGCAAAATTTAGTATTATATAAGAAATATAAACTTTTTAATAGTATAGTATCATTCATAAACTCTTATAAAATATCTATATTATATACATTCCAAGTTATACTAATTCTAACATTATACGTTGGTATTAGATATTACAATGATAAAGATTTATTAGAAGAATTACAAAATAATAAAAACACAAATATATTTAATCAAATAATAAATAATAAAACAGCATTCATTGTTATAAATTTAATTAGTGAATTACTATTTATACCAATCACACTAACAATATGGCATTTATTACAGATACCTTCGAATGATATAGGAAATCTAGATTTTTTGAAAAATATAATAAATAAGGTAGAATTCCTAACAATTTTTTTATTGAAATTGTTGTTTTTACTAATTACAGCTTCTGATAATCCAAAACAAACACATCTATTAATATATCTTGTAATTTTTGGATTATTGCCAATTTGTTTAATAGTTTTAATATTGATTGCTAGATTATTTATTATAATAATACTAAATGTAAATCAATTTATCAGAAATGATATTAAATTTAGTTTTGTTTATAAAATATATGGAAAACATATAAATTATTCTAATAATTCTAATAATTCCAACTCTAGTATAAATGATATTTCTAGTTTAAACACAGACCAACTTACTAGAACATATAACGATACTAGAACATATAACGATACTATGAATATTGATAATGTTGATAATAATAATAATAATATTGGTGATATTAATAATATTGATATATTCGACGATAATATTTTTAATAGTTTTAATGGAAATGAAGACGTCTTTGAGGATAAACAAGATGAAGAATTTGGATTCCCAGAACTTAATGATTTAGAAGAGACACCTTATGTATTTTCACTATCTAGTAGTACATCATCAAACGATAATACAACAGATAATAATACATTAAGAACTAGAAGAAATAGAAGACCTAGCAGACCTAGTAGACCTAGAAGTAATACAAGTGTTAATAATGAACCCTTTGATGAAACTATAGTTTAATTAGTAAGATATTAAATTAGTAAAGTGGTAATATATATTTTTCATTAAATTTTATGTTTTATTTTCTCATTTTTTAAATTATAACTAAATATAACATATTTATTGTAATACAATAATAATTACAAAATATGAACTCAAATCAAGAAAGAAAGATAAGAGATAAAATAAATGAATTAAAAAACAAAAACAATAATTCTAATGCTATTATCAAGCAAAGTTTATATGATATTGATAAAATTATTAATAATCATAATCTTGCTTTTATTAGAGAACAATTAAAAGAAAAACAAAATCATATTGATAAAAATCGCAATGAACTAAAATTACTAGAGACCAAAAAAAGGAATATTAATAAAACAATAAGTAATATTCCAAATACATACATTAATAAACTAGATGAAGAACGTAATATACTAGAATCGGAAATTAACCGTATAGAACAGAAAAAACTAGAAAACTCTGAAGAATTAATAGCAGATAGAATACAATATAGCAATCTAGTCATTGAATGCGAAACTAATTTATTAGAGAAGAAACAACAATTACAAGAACAAGAACACGACTTACAAGAATATTCCCGTATTAATCAACATTCCCGACATTCTATACTAAACCAGATGCTAGAAATCAAAACTATTAAAAAGAAAAGAATTAATGAAATTAAAGTAATTGATAAACAAATTACCACAATATTAAATCAAATATCTGAAAATGAACTATTACTAGATAATGTAATACCATTTCAAAGGAGAGAAGCCAATGTTAAATACTATGAATATAAAGATAAGATTAGTATATTAAACTCGGAACTAGAACAAGTAGAAAATTGGATTTCTGAAACAGTAGATGATATTAATAGGCTACAATCTAATATACGCAATGTAAATACAGAACTAATTGCTGAGAAACAAGAACATCTAGTCCAATATTGGGATATGAAAGAAAATGTTATTATCAAACTGGAAGATTGTGTTTCTTACGCAATTACAGGTGAAGATGACGCAGAAATAAAAAACATAAATAAAATTTTTGAAGAACTAGATAATAAAGAACTAAATGTTAAAAATGAAATTGTAATACTAAAAGACCAATTAACACAATTTACTGAATTAAAATTGGAATTAAAAGGGGCAAAAATGCCAGATGACCCACCACTTTCAATTACCCAAGAACAACTAATTTCCAAAAAAAAACAAATTGCTAGTATTAAATTAGAAATTCTATATATTGAAGAAAATATAAGCAAATATATGGAAAAATTAGATGATTTAGATAAATTAATAGATTATGAAAATAAAGTTCTAGTAGAAGATGAAAAACAATCTCATATGAGATGGGACATTATGCAATATAGAATAGAAGAATGGAAACATACCGCTAGTGATGATTTACAAAAAGAATTACTAGAACTAGACATTGAAATTAAAACTGGAAAGGAATATATTGCCGATATTGATGCTTCTAGACACATTATTGAAACAGAGTTGGACCAAAAACTTGGTAGTGATATTGCTAGATACCGTCAATTACAACAAATAATTGTTACAAATAATAAGTTAATCGCAAAATCTAATAATGAAATTGATGGTTTATTACGACTTCTTACTGTCTAGTTTATTAACAAGAGGTTGTACGAATTCATCAGCGTATTCACGTCCAATTTTTTTATCTTGTTCTTCTTTTGTAATCTTACCATCTTTAATTTCTTGTAGTCTATCTATCATTTTTAAAAATCTATTTAATTCACTAGGATTATTATCTAGCGAACCATCTACTATTTTATCCAATAGTTTGGATTTTGGTTCGAATTGACTTTCATACTTATTAGTTAAATGCCTTTCAAATTGTTCCTTATTCATTTCCTTCTTTATTTCCTTTGCTAACCATTTCTTACGTAATTCGCTAATCTCCATATAGATGTTGAATATCACAGTTGGGTCAAACATAATACTAGAGTGTATGTTAATATTGTTTTTAACTTATAATTTTATAAAAAATATAGTAAATTTTACTCATATGTTGAATAAATCATATAATTAAAAAAATAAAAAAAGAAATAAAAAAATTATAATTAAAATATTCGTTAAATTATTAAATGAACTAGAATAAGATGTATTAGGATTAGTATTAGTACTATTATTATTTATTCAATTGAACAAGTAGAATTTTACAAGGTTTGTGTGCTCCAGAAGTTTGCTTTCCCTTCATAATACACTTGAATGCTGATAAACACTCTGGTTCCTGTGTATCTTCTTCATTATTTGACAAATTTTCTTTTGGTAGAATTGGATAAGACTTACCGTGTTTTTTCTCCTTATATGTATTCCAATGACGGGTATTATGTCTCTTGTAAAAAGTGTGACAACGTGCCATGATTATGATTTGTTTGAAGGTTTGTTTGAAGGTTTGTTTGAAGGTTTATATGTATAACACTTATATTATAAAAATAATCAATTTTTATTATTATTATGTTTCCAAATATATCTTCGCTCACGTTAATTTGAATATTTCTAAAATGGAATTCTTAATTGAACTAGGTATAAAGCGAAAATCAATTAGTTGTTGATTTTTTAGGAATTGTTCATTTTCAAACCATTTATTACCAATATGATTGTTATTTCTATTAATTAGATTAGAATTATATAAATCAACTATTATTTTATATGTTTCAGCATTTTCTATTATTTTTTTAACATTAGACTTGCTACATTTAATAAATTCTTTATTTGATTTTCCTAATAATTTATTATCAATTAGAAATTTAGTAGAAATATTACAGGGTATGATATTATCAGAAACATCACCTATTAATATTTTAATAATTAAAAACTTTATTTGGCACATATCATCATTTAATATTTTTTCTGATAAATTCTTTCCTTTCGCATCTAGCAAACAAACTTTACTATCACATAACTGAATATAATCGTGGTCTGTAGCAATAATATAAGAACTAGCATCTGGATTAACACTTGTAATATGTCGTAGCAATATACCATTCACGTCATCGGCTTCTGCGTTTTTATATCTTACTAGATGGCATTTATTTTCATTAACAAAGGGTAAAATGAGTTTGCTATCTGAATGGGCAAAAATTTTATAACAGAAGAATTTTGCTTTTATATGACTTTCCTTCCTAGTTGATTTATAATTGGTTGTAATTGATTGTCTCCATATTTCCCAAGAAGGACAATCTAGTGAAATGATTAAATTTGATAATGGTATTTTATTTTTTTTAACTAACTTTAACAGGTTTTCAAAGAAAGTTTTGTTGAATTTGTCCATAAACACTGTATCTGCCATCCAATCATATTTATCAATCTTATTATTCTCGGCATATTTCTCTTTATGTGCCATAGAATACCACATACGCATAGCAAAATAACGATAGAATATATAATAACTACCATCTACTAGCATAAAAGGTTTTTGATAGTCAAAATTGTAATGGGATATTTTATAAGATTGAAAATCAACCAAATCCTTGTATTTTGTTTCATCATATTCCATTTTATATTAGTTGGAGTTTATTTGATATTTGATATTTGATATTTGATATTTATGTAAAAGATATCTTAAATTAAACAGTCTAGTTATAAATTATAATACTAATAAAAATATTTATAAAAATATTAATCAATTTTGTTTTATTTTAGTTATTAGTGTATTTAGAAACGGAAACTAAATGTGTTAAAAATATACATAAAATGTAATTGTATCTTTATATGAATAAAACGTATAGCAGTATTATTGGGTCTGTATAAGGTGTTGTTTATGTAAGTAGTTCGTGTATTTTTTTAACTTCATCTCGTTGTAATTTATAATCAACAATAGGTTCAAAATAATTTACATTTTTTAAGTCATATTGGGAATAATATTTATCCCATCGATGTATATGTTTATTATCAACGTCAATTAATTCAGGTATCCATTGTTTGATATAACCACAATTCATATCAAATTTTTCACTTTGTAGCCAAGGATTAAAAATTCTTTGTGAGAATGGTGCTGTATCAGTTCCTGTTCCAGCACTCCATTGCCAATTACCATTATTGACAGCAACATCATAATCAACAAGTTTTGTTGCGTAATATTTTTCACCCCATTTCCAATTACATATCAGAATTCTTGTTAAAAAATTACTTGTAATTAATCTCCCTCTATTATGCATATAACCAGTTTTATTTAATTGACGCATACAAGCATCAACAATAGGGAACCCAGTTTTACCCTCACACCAAGCTTTGAACCATTCTTTATTATTAATCCATTTAAATTTGTTAAATTTTTCTCTCATAGAATTATTTAAATTATTTGGCATATGAAATAATATATTATAATAAAAATCTCGCCAAATTAATTGATTTATTAATGTTTGTGAATTGTTCGCTAATTTTTCTTTAAACGCCCAGTAAATTTCACGAATTGATACACAACCAAATTTAATATAGGCACTCAAATGTGTAGTGTTATATGTTAATGTATCTCTATGTGAAGAATAACTATTAAATTGTTTGATATTATTAATAATTTTTAATGCGTTCTTTCTGCCACCATGAGTATTAATAAAATCATTATTTATAAAAAAATTTAATAAATATTTAATATTAACATAATTAGTATTTTTAATAATTTTATTATTAGAAACTAAATTTTTGAAATTGCTTTTATTAATGGGTTTATTAATATTATAATTAATCTCTTTTTTCTGAAATTGTCCATAAACTTTATATACAGTACCACTGTTAGTTAAAATTTTACTCATATCTATTAAAAGATAATCCTCATATTCATTACATTCGATACTATTTTTTTTACATAAATCGGATATTTCCTTATCTCTATTAATCGCATATGGTGTATAATCAATATTATAATTAATAGAATTAATATTATATAATTTTATTAAATCAGTTAATATAGAAATATTATTACCATAAAACATATACAACTGTGATTTATATTTATTTAATTCATTATTCAAATCTATTAATGATTCATATATAAATTGAACGGAATTATCAGATTTATACTCATTTTCTATACTATCTAATTGTTCTGGCGTACCAATGAAAATACAAATAACATTATTATATTTATTTAATGTATTATGTAATCCAATATTATCAATTAAACGATAATCACGACGAAAAATGAAAATATTATATGACATTTTTATATTAATATCATATTATTTAAAATTTTTTTTTTAATAAACTATTTTTTTTTTTTCAAATTGTTTTATTTTAAAGTATTTCTAATATTATTAAAAATCAGAATATATGTTCTGCGATTTCATCTAAACCTAATACTTTCATCCATTTTTCAATATCATTTGCCAAATATTCGTCAAATTTTTCATCACTAGAACTAGATTTATCTAGGAATTCAGCACCATTAATAATATTAAAAAGACTTCTAGCCAACCTCCAAAGCAATACTATTAATACTGCTACTATTTGCCAAGCACTTTCAGAAACACTCTTAACACCTATTGTATTATTAAATACACTCATTGTAATGTAAATAAATAAGAATGATACTAGACCAATAGACCCGAACAAGAACTGCATTGGGAATTCATTAACATATCGTATATAGAGATTTTCTAATTTACTAACAATTAGAGATGGAATTATTAATCCACCATACATACGAATGAATGAAATCAATATAATTCCAAATACTAGTGGTTTGTATATTTTAGTTAATAAATTACCAGCACCAACAGAATATAACAGAATTAATATTAACATTGTTGATACTAGTAATAATTCGAATGCTGATACAACTATCATCATAATATAGTATTTTCTTTCACTCTTACGCAATTCTATATATGATGCGTATGTCTTCTCATCTACCATTTTATTAATTTCATCGTCATAACTCTTTTGACCAATATATAAAGACCCGTAAATTGCTAGAAATATAATAATGGGGACTATAATTGGATAAATTATATATGATGTGAATGGGTTTTTAGTTGAATTATTATTTGAATTATTATTTAATATATTATTCATTTTAATTTACAGTTTCATTTTAATTTATATTCGAAAATAATAGTAAAACAATGGAAATACATATTATTATTAATATTCATATAAAATAGTTATAAAAATCTTACTCTAGTGAATTTCTATATTCATCAACTCACTCAATGATTTTCCAGTAATAGACCTATCAATTGCTGAAGCACACATTTCCGATACATCTAGTATAGTAATCTTATCATTAACACCAAACCGTTCCTCTATTTCTACTGTATTTGACACAATTACTTTTGTAAATTTACTATTATTTATTCTGTCAATAGCAGGACCCGATAATATACCGTGACAAGCACCCATATAAACCTTTGTAGCACCATTCTGTATTAATACATCACACGCTTTACATGCAGTTCCAGCAGTATCAATAATATCATCAATAATAAAACATACTTTATCCTTCACATTACCCATTAATACCATAGTAGCAACTTCATTAGCCTTTTTACGTTCTTTATACATAATAGCGGCGGCACACCCTAATTTTTCAGCAACTCTAGTAGCACGTTTAGTTCCACCCTCATCTGGACTAATAACCACTAGATTGATAATTTCATCTTTACTAAAATTGTTTTTAATATATTTAATGAAGTATGGTTCGCTAAATAAGTTATCTAGTGGCACTTTATCAAAGAAACCTTGTATTTGACCAGCGTGTAAATCAAAACAAATCACTCGACTAACCCCCTGAATTTCTAAGAATTGTGCGACTACTTTAGATGAAATGGGTGCTCTACTATAATCTTTTCTATCCTGTCGTTGGTATGGAAATATAGGTAATACAACAGTAATAGTATTGGCACTACCACGTTTTAATGCGTCAACAAGAATAAATAGTTCCATTAATAAATCATTAACAGAACCTTGGGTAGATATGTCGATTGTTTGTATTACTACACAATTTTTCATACGGACATTTTCTTTAATGTGAGGTATTCTAACTTCACCGTTAGAAAATCGGCTTATTTTACAATCGCTGACACATTTTGGGAAATATGAAGCAACCCTTCTAGCAAAATCGAGATTACCATTTCCCATAAATAAAATTGTATTATGTGTATATAATGAAGTTGGTATAATTTTGTATTCTTCGAGCATAATGATTTGTTATTATTTTTAAAATATAATAGTTGGTTTATATAATTAAAATTTTAAGTTTTAATAATTTGATTTAGTCATATATAATATATTTGAGGGGCAGACGTTATAGACAAATGTCGACAAAACTTGATAGTAATCGTGAAAAATATGATGAAATTCTGAAAATAATAGAAAATCATAAAATAAAATATAAAAGCCAAATATTTGAAGATATAAAAACAAATCTATATGAAACAGAATTATTACAAAACAAATTAGTTATTCTCTACTTGCAAAAAGATAGATATATAATTGCTAATAAAAAACAACCCCATATGCCAATATCTATTATAAATAAGAATGATGATTATATTAGTTTTAAATCAAATTATACTGACCATTTCTGGACATTTTTTTCATTCCCATCATATAGAGAAAATGTCAAAAAGTCTATTATATTAGCAGCAAAATATATAGATATATCTACTAAATTCGTATATATTAATGATATTACAGGTTATAAAACTATACAAAGAAGGAAAATTATAAATGATATTAATGAAAATAATAAAGTTTCTCTAGAACAATCAAAAGAGTTAAGGTCTTTGTCGACTAGTATAAAAAATATGGATATAGGTATTAGTCAATCGCAAAATATATTAATAAACTTACGTAATGAGGCTGATATTTCTTTATCTATAAAACCAACCGATAATAAACAAATTCTTAACGTTATCAATGAAATTCGCAATAAACAAATATCTATTTGTACTCATAAATCTTATATGAATTCACGTAAATCTGAAATTAAACTGGAAAAACAGAAACTGCAATTTAAATTGGGAAAATACTGTAATTCTAATCAAAAACGTATTTATCCAATGTTAATTTATAATAACAAATATGAATTTCAACAATTTATTAAGAAAATGGCTAATATACATCGTAAAACACTAGAATATAATTTAGAAGTTATTAATGATAATATACAATCTAGTGAAACTGAAATGGAAAGATTAACAACCGAATTCAAAGTTTTAGATGAACAACGATATGATATAATGAAAAATGTTGAATATAGACGTATGTATGAATATTATCAAAAACAACTGAAATCATTGAAGATTGTTGCTTAGATTTTTATACTGAATTGTTTTATACTTATTTTCCAAATTAATATTATATTAGTTCTATAATCTATAATCTTATTATGGAGAACTTATTCTATAAACTTAATACTACATCATTTGTTGTGTTTGATATATGTATAAAAGATAAAGTATGTGAGAGCAAAAATCCTCAATTTATGATAGGGAAAGTAAATAATATATATGGATTAATTGATACATATTCTAAGAAATTCTATAAAAATATAAAATATAAAACTATAGTTAATATTAATAATGACGATGAGAATATTACTATGGAATTTTATAGTAATCCTAATGTGAAATATGTTATTTCTATTAATAATATGAAAGATGCTAGAATATTCCGCAAATTCAATACTAGTAATAATTTAGAAACAACATATGGCAAAGATGCTGATAAATTATGTACGGTAGCAACTTCTATTAACAAAGATAGAGCAACTTTATATCAGATTAGAAAAGATACAGAAATAGATATTACAAAATATAAAACGGAAATAAAAAAATATATTATATTAAAACCATCTATTGTCAATGAGTATGTCAATAAATGTAATAATAAATGTAATATTTTATAATAAATCTATAATATATTAATCAATACCAAAATGAAATGGTTGTGTAATAGTTTCTTCTATATATTTTTTAATATCAGCCATTTTAACATTAAAACAATCAGTTCCAAATGATTGTGCCGAATGATTTGCTTTGCTATACAAATATGC